GCGCGCCTGCAGGTCGGCCGCGAGCTCGCGGTTCCAGCGATCGAGCTGCTCGTAGAACGCGGTGGCGCGCTCCTCGATCGGCACCTTGCCGAGCCGGGCCTGCTGGCGCAGCCGCGCGGCGTGGAAGACGGGCCGGGTCACGGCGGCGTCCGCGTCGTCGGTCGGCTCCCCTGGCCGGGTGAACATGGGCGCCGGCTTGCCGGGATGCGCGGTCGCATCGGACGGACCGCCCTGTTGGGGGGCGACGGTGTCGAGCTCGGGGTCGTCGATGCGCGGGAGATTGCGGACCGCGCGGCCTTCGTTGACCGTCATGATCGGCCGGCCGATCGAGAGCTGCAGCGACTGCGCCTGCTCTTCGAAGCTGCCCGCCATCTTGGCGTCGATGTTGAACTCGAGGTAGACGCCGTCCTGGTCGGCGCACTCGACGAGGAGCTGCCGATGGAACTCCTGGCGGATCCATTCGAACCACGGGCCCAGGCAGTCCTGGTACAGGTTCTTGTGCTGCTCTTTGATGTTGCTGAAGGTCGCGTGATCCAGGATGCCGACGAAGGGCTGCGGGATCTGGTACACCGCCGCGCAGACTTCGCGGCGCAGTTTCCCGCCGGCGGTGTATTCCGAGTCCTTCGCGCTGAACGACGACGCCGTGAAGGTCTCGCCCTCCTGAAGGAGAACGGTTTTGCCGGATCCCGCCCCTCCGCCATACTGCGCTTGCCAGCCCTCGCGCCACTCCGCCGCCTGGTCCTTGGTGTAGCGCTTCACTTCCTTCGGCCGACTGACGACGCCCTCCATGCGGGCGGCGTTGCGCCAGAAGCCCTCGCGGTGATCGCCGGCGGCCGCCTCTTCCGCGAGAATCCGGCGCAGCGTCTCGAGCGGCGAGATCCCCAACTTGTAGCCAGCGAAGTGGACGATCTCGGACGGCGCGAAGTGGCGCTGCTTGCCGTTCACGGTCCAGACGAACCCGGTCGGAAGCAACCCGCCCTCGACGGTCATCTCCTCGGGCGGCAGGCGCACGAGCCCGATCGCGTTACGGCCATCGGCGCCGACGTACCGAATCTTCAACAGGAACGCGCGGTAATAGATCCCAAGGTCGGTGATCAGGTCCTCGATGAGGCGGTACCGCACCGTCGCCGGGTTCGGGTGCCCGAGCCAGGTGATGAGGTCGTGGTCGGCCAGGCGCACGCGATCGGTGTCGGACACACGGCGGAAGGCCTGCGGCGCGACGTGCGCAATGTTGCGCGCGAGGAACTCGACGCAGATCCGGACGTTGGGCTGGCTCTTGAAAATCTCGAAGTAGGTCTGGCACTCGTCGTAGAGGTGGACGGAACCACCGGATGTCCCGAACGACCAGGTGGGGCTCGGGGTCGTGAGTGCCTGCAGGCCGTCGAACGTGCGCACGATCACGGTGCCACCTGCAGGTACGCGATCGTCGAGCGATCGACCCAGACGTCGCCGGGCATCTTCACGGGCGGCTGGCCGGCTTTGAGCGCGGAGGCGTCCTTGAGGATCAGCCACCGCCGCCGATACGACCAGAGCACCCCTTCGATCGCTTCCGTCTCGGTGTGCGTGAAGTTCACGAGCACTCGATGGGAGAGGCAGGGCGGCCGCCAGAACAAGAGCCAGCGCATAACGGCTAGGGAGCCACACGTGTCAGTGTGCGTCCCGTGTCCTTAGAGGGAGGATTTGTCGATGTTTATTCGACGGGTCTTCTCGCGCAGCTCGCGCCGGATGATCTCGGGCACGCTGACGTCCGCGCGCAACGCGAGCTTGGCGTAGCGGTCGAACTGCTTCACCGGCAGCGTGACGCCGACCTCGATCGAGTCGTCGTGGTCGTCGATCGGCGGGCGGCCTGGGTGCGTGCGCTTCATGCGGCCACCACGAGCGGGCCATCGGAGGGCGGATCCGCCGCGTCCATCCCCGCGAGCTTGCGCGCCATGATCGCCGCGACCGTGCCGTCGATCTTGCCGCGGCTCTTCTTCTTCACCGGCTTGATGTTGTCGGGCCCGTCCCGGTACACGACGACGTTCGACGCCATCCAGGCCTGCTGGGGATCCGCGCCGAAGTCGGCCAGGCCGTCGAGTACATCGGCCTCGAAGTCCTTCGAGGGCAGACTCATGTGCTTGATGACCTGGGGAATCTCGATCACGTCGAACCCGTCCTCGATCAGGTCCTGCTCGATCGTGGCGGCGTTCCACGGATCGAAGCCGATTTGCTTGATGTCGAACCCGAACAGATCGCGCGCGTCCTTCACCGCCTGTCGGATGGCGTCCTGGTCAATGCGGTTGCCGGGGTTCGTCGTCAGGTACGCCCAGGGCGAGCCCGGGATCTTCAGCTCGGCCCACTGGAGGTAGGGCGCGCGGTCGCGCCGGGCCCGCGCGACAAGCGTGTCCGCCGGCGTGAAGCAGCGGACCACGTAGCGCCACCGCGTCCGCGTTGCCGTCGGCGGGAAACACAGCGCGAACGCGGACAGGTCGATCTTGCTCGAGAGGTCGATCGCGCCGAAGCACGGCTGGCCGCGCAGCTCCTCGAGCGACCAGGCGCTCTGCCCCCGCTTCCACCCCTGCATGGAGAGCCAGGGCGCATCCGTGTTGACCCAGACGTTGAGATGGTCCTGCTGGTACGCCGCGGCCGCGCCCTGCATGTGCAGCGCCTTGTTGACCAGCGCCTTCAGATCGTCAGGCTTAACCGACACGCCGTAGTTCGGGTTGGCTTTGATGGCGGTCGATTCGAGCGTCCAGTCGTCGTCCGGGATCCCCGCGATGCCGATGTCCGCGTGCGCGATGAACGCGAAGAAGGTCTCGTCGACGAGCACCTGGTCGAGGATCTTGCACGCGTAGTCGTGTTGATCGCCGCAGACGCTGACGAGGTCATCGCCCGCGGTCGTGATCTGGGAGATCACCGGTTGCCGGCGCGAGCCCGTCGCGGTTTCCATCACGTCCAGCCGCTCGCGCGTTTTCCACTTGTGGAGCTCGTCCATCCCGATGAAGTGTGGGTTGAGCCCGTCCACCGGAAAGGCGCCGAGCGGCTCGAGCTTCGAGTCGGTGTCGGTCCGGTGGATGTTCTTCGCCATCACCTTGAGGCGCGTCTTCAACCCCGACGATCGGACCAGTTTCTTCGCATCCCCAAACACAAAGCCCGCCTGGTAGCGGTTCGTCGCGAGGCAGTACCCTTCCGCGCCCGGCTCGTTGTCGTAGAACGTGAAGTACAGGGCGCTGATGGAGAGCTCGAGCGTCTTGCCGTTCTTGCGCGGCACTTCTTCGTACGACGTGCGGAACCGCCGGAACCCGGTGTCGATGTGCACCCAGCCGGCGAGCGAGCCGCGGCGAAAGCGCTGGTGCGGTTCGAGCACGATGAACTGCCCCGCCCACTCACCCTTGTAATGTTTCAGCTTGCCGGCAAACCGGAAGGACCGATCGGCCGTCGCGAGGTCGAAGCGATACGGGAACGCCGGCGTCGCCTCGTGCGCCCGGTCCCGGAGATGCCGCTCACACGCGAGGCGGTGATATTTGCCCGCCGGCACGCGGCCGTCGACGTGCGCGTACGCGTCGACGACGTGGAGGCCGCGGCGTGGTCGGGTGGTCTTCTTCATCAATGCTTCTTCCCGGCGGGTTCGTCGAACTCATCGAACGGATCCGCGGGCGCGTCCCCCTTCCCGCCGGCAAGCTCCGTGACGCGGGACCTGGCCGCCGGCGTCATCCCGAACTCGACGAGGTATTGACGCAACGCCATGTGGCCCATCCGGAGCTGCGACGGGTACTTCGCCTCGAGCTTCTTGAGCTGCACGATCTGCGCGGTCGCCGCCACGATCTGCACGCCGTACTTGGCGCGGTCGAGGATGGATTGCACGAGGGCTTCGTCCGTCACGGTCTGCGCCAGTTCGGCCTTCTCCAGCCGATCGACGAGCCGATTCCACCGCTCGAGCGCGGCCACGAGCGGCACCAGGAGCGCCACGGTCCCGCGCTGCGCGACGACGATCGCTTCGGTCTCCGCGAACAGGCAGCAGTATTGGTAGAGCGCCGCGTCGTCGACGGTCGACAACGTCTTCGCCTGCTCGAGGCGCAGGACCATGCGGGTCCATTCCTCGAGCGCGGGGCCGATGAGGCCGATCGGCATGGGCGGTCGACCGAGCGGCGGATCCGGCGCGTCGACCGGCGCCCCCGCGGTGGCCTTCGTCCCGCGATCCTTTCGGCCGGTACCGGCGAGCGCGTGCTCGGCGCGGGACTTCTTGTTGCGGCCGCCGGAGCTCGAGGTGCCCGGCACGTCAAAACGCTCCCAAAAATGTGAAATTGATTCGATGACGGCGCGGAACGAAACTCCCGGCGGTTTCCCGGGCCGCCGGACTCTCCAGCGATTGCGACCGCCCCCCCGTCGTCGTCATGATCATCGTCCTCATCCCTTCGCCGTGTTGCACGAGACGCAGAGCGATTGGTGATTGCGCGGGTCCATCAGCGACCCGCCGCGCGCGAGCGACACGATGTGATCGACGACACGCGCCTTCACCTGCATCCGTCGACGCGCGCAGACGCTGTGCTCGACATGGAACTGGCCGTCGCGGCGCATGCCGCACGAGGGGAAGCGCGCGAGCCAGGCCTTCGAGTACTCGGCCCACTCGCTGGTGTAGCCGCGCACGAACGACGACGGACGTTGATGAACGGCACAGCGTCCCTTGTGCGTCGCCGTGTTCGGGCAGCGCGGATGGGCGCACGGACGCGGCGGGGCCATGGCCATCAGTTTTCGAACCGCGCGAAGAGAAGAACCGGACCGCCGGGCGTGTAGCTGGCCTCGACGTGCCAGTCGGCGCCGAGGATCTCGGCCATCCGATCGGCTTCGCTGAAACAGTCCTTGCGCGAGATGACGCACGCGACGTGCGGATACCGGAGCGCCTCACCTGCGGCGTACCACTCGGCGGGCTTCGACACGCCGTCGCCGCTATCGGTCGTCTCGAACCCTGCCGCACGCAGGGTGAGAACGGTCGTGCGGATGCCGGGGTCGAGGGCGGCCAGGATGTCGGCGTCCAAGGGGGCGGCAGGAACGCCCCAGGCCATCGCGTGATCTCCAGCCATAGCGGGGCCCCTTGCTGAATTGGTGGAACGGACAGCGCGACCAGGATGGACGGCGCCGGTACGTTTCATCTTCCGCCCGATCGACGGGGGCGGGCACCGAGGGTGTGTGCCTAGTAGCACCGAGTCGCGTCTAGTAGCGTGGCGCCGCGTTTACAATGCGGGGGACGGCCGCAGACTGGACGTTCACATGTCGCTTGACCCTCACCCGCCACCAGTGCCCCACGTACTCGAGGTGCACGAGGTGGCCTACGCGCTCAAGTGCAGCCAAGAGACCGTCCGCCGCCTGATCCGGGAGCAGAAGCTGCGCGCCTTTCATCTGGGCGCGCACTTGCGCGTCGAAGCGCAGGAGCTGCAGGCGTTCATGCTGCGCCAGCGGGTGACGGCGGGCCAGAACGGGAACGGCGAGGGCGATCGCGCATGATGCAGCGCCGAGCCTTCCTCGGGCTGCTCGTCGCGGCCGTCGGCTTCCGCCTAAAGGCGGAACCTACGCCGTATATCGGGCTCGACTTGGCGGCGTGGCCGGACTCCACTGCGACGTTCTTCGCCATCAGAGAGGCCCACCGCGAGCTCTACCGG